TCTTTCGCATGGGGTAGCAAAGGAGTGTGCAAGGTTTGTACTGCCCTTAGCGACGCCTACACGCCTGTATATGACGGGTTCAGTGCGTTCTTGGATTCACTACATTGATTTGCGTTCAGGACACGGTACACAGAAGGAACACATGGACATTGCGAATGCTGCAAAGGCAATCTTTATTGAACAGTTTCCTGCTGTTGCTGAAGCACTTGAATGGACTGAATAAATATCCCTGTAATAATTTTTGATTTATGGCAACGTATCCTGTTATTAATAAGCAAACTGGTGAACAAAAAGAAGTGACGCTGAGTGTTCACGATTGGGACCAGTGGAAACAAGATAATCCAGAATGGGAAAGAGATTGGTCTGACCCATCAACTTGTCCCGCTGCTGGTGAAGTTGGTGAAGTTTATGATAGACTAAGAAAGTCACACCCTGGCTGGAATGATGTTCTAACAAAAGCATCAAAAGCACCAGGTTCAAGAGTAAAACCAGTTTGATTTAAATATATGCCAACTAAGAAAAGAAACACGCCACAAAACCCCGTTCCATTTGGGATGAGTAACAAACAAATGAAACGCAAGAAACCGATCAATCAGGATTTGATGAGGACTGTAGAACCTCTAACTGATAATCAAGAAGCACTTTACAAAGCATATAAGTTAGATCAAAACATTGTTGCTTATGGTGCAGCAGGTACTGGCAAAACTTTCATTACACTGTATAATGCACTGAAGGATGTTCTTGATGATAGGACACCTTATGAAAAGATCTACATCGTTCGTTCACTTGTAGCAACTAGGGAAATTGGTTTTCTTCCTGGTGACCATGAAGATAAGTCTTCACTTTACCAAATTCCATATAAGAATATGGTGAAGTATATGTTTGAGATGCCAGACGATTCTGCTTTTGAGATGTTGTATGGTAATCTTAAAACCCAAGGAACGATTAGTTTCTGGAGTACATCATTCATTCGTGGTACTACACTGGACAACTGTATTATCATTGTTGATGAATTCCAAAACTTGAACTTCCACGAACTAGATTCAATCATCACTCGTGTTGGTGAAAATTCTAAAATTATGTTCTGTGGTGATGCTACTCAATCTGACTTGGTGAAAACTGCAGAAAAGAATGGTATTGTAGACTTTATGCGAATTCTGAATGTAATGCCTTCTATGGATGTTATTGAATTTGGTGTAGAAGATATTGTCCGTTCAGGACTTTGTAAGGAGTACTTAGTTGCAAAAGCGGAATTGAATCTATGAGTTTTATTCATCATAATTACCTAGGTGACGTTGAATTACAAAAGAAAGAAAAGAATGGCATCCGTCTTTACAACCTTCCCAACGGTGATTGGGTGCCTTCTATTACATCGGTAACTTCATTTTATAACCGACAGATTTTTGTTGAATGGCGAAAGAAAGTTGGTAATGAAGAAGCAGATCGTATTACAAAGAAAGCAACTGCACGAGGAACTGATTTTCACGAGGTAGCACAAGACTATCTACTGAACAAAGAACTTGACTGGAATAACTATCTTCCTGCATCTAAGTTTATGTTTCATCATTTGAAGCCTGAACTAGATAAGATAAATAATATTCATGCTATTGAACGTACACTCTATTCAGAATACTTTGGATTGGCTGGTAGGGTTGACTGCATTGCTGAATACGAAGGAGAACTCGCGGTCATAGACTTCAAGACATCTGAAAAGATCAAACCTGAAAAATGGATTGAGAATTATTTTGTCCAGGAAATGTTTTATGCTTCTGCGTACTATGAAATGACTGGAATCCCCATTAAGAAGTTGATTACTTTGATGGTTACACCTGGTGGCGAAGTCAAAGTATTTGACAAAAGGAACAAAGGGGACTATATTAAGTTATTAGTTCGCTACATTAAAGAATTTGTACATCACAATACTAGGTCAGATGGAGAATGAATTAGAAAAGGTACTGGAGAGCAAATTCTTCTGCCCATCACGCTTTGCACAAGAAATTGAAAAACTTGTTCAAGTGAATGTGGACATGAACTATATTGATGCGATTGTACATTTCTGCGAATCACATAATATTGATCTTGAATCAGTGCCTAAACTAATTTCAAAACCACTGAAAGAAAAAATTAAGTATGAAGCAATGGAACTTAACTTCCTGAAAAGAAGTTCCAGAGCGAAACTACCCTTGTAATGAATGGCACCATTTGATTGTTATAAAACATACCTTGCTCTAAAAAATCATTTCACAAAAGATAGTTATGACTATCACAAATATTGCAAAAAGACTAGGGCAAGTCTTCAAACATTCTACCGACGCAAAGATCGTTTTTGGTTTGAAAAGGTATCACGAAACAAAGACGACAAAGAGGTAGAAGAATTCTTTGTATCCAACTTTATCACCAGCACTGATCCAAGTAAGCTTTGGATAGGAGAAATCATAAGAGAAGGTGAAGTTGTATACACCGAATGGAAAAAAAGAACACAGTCTTTATCTTATATCTTTAAAGAAGAGACTGAAAATTTATTTGACAATAGAAAGGTAGATGATGTTTTTGACTGCTCTAGGGGACATCCGTTAGTCTTAAAACAATATCTAAATGGAAGTATTAGTTTAGAAACTTTAGTTATCTACAATCAAATATTTTCATTTGGAAATGACTACGATAAGAAACTTAAAGACCCAGTGTGGGAAACCGTCAGTTTAAAAATAAAAAAGTATTCTCCTTTCCTACATATAGATGTATTCCGTTATCGTAAAATTTTGAAGCAAGTTGTTTTAGGAGAATCATGAGTTTCTTTAAGTCTGAAGTTGTCCGTGCTGAGATGACTGAAATTAGTGAGATGCAAGAAGAAGTTTATAAAAACGTCTTTGAGTTTCCCACAATGACTAAAGAAGAAAAAATGTATCATGTTGATCTTCTTGATCAACTTCTGAACAAACAGAAAGTTCTTTATACACGATTGAGTCTTTCTGATGATCCTGAAGCACAGGAAATGAAAAAACGCATTGCAGATTCAGCATCAATGATGGGTCTTCCACCTAATGTTGATATGAATGTAATCTTTAACAATATGAGTAAAATGCTTGAAGCAATGCGTGAAAGAATTGACGAAACAGGTTCAGACCTGTAGAATAACGAAGTACACACAAGCCAAATCCACAAACAATCCGAGGTAATCCAATGTCCTTTTCAGATCTTAAAAAGCAATCTAAACTTGGTTCTCTGACTTCTAAACTGGTCAAAGAAGTTGAGAAGATGAATACTACAGGCGGTAGCGGTGATGAACGCCTGTGGAAACCAGAAATGGATAAAACTGGTAACGGTTATGCCGTTATTCGTTTCCTGCCTGCCCCCGATGGTGAAGAACTTCCCTGGGCAAAACTGTATACCCATGCCTTCCAAGGTCCTGGTGGTTGGTATATTGAAAACAGTCTGACTACTATTGGTCAGAAAGATCCTGTTTCTGAGCACAACCGTGAACTCTGGAACAGTGGTAGTGATAAAGATAAAGAAACTGTTCGTAAGCAGAAGCGTAAACTGTCTTACTATTCCAACATCTATGTGGTGAAGGATCCTGCTAATCCTCAGAACGAAGGTCGTGTCTTCCTGTTCAAGTATGGCAAGAAAATCTTTGATAAGATTATGGAAGCTATGCAACCTGAATTTGAAGATGAAACCCCTATCAATCCCTTTGACTTCTGGCAAGGTGCTAACTTCAAACTGAAACTGGTGAAGAAGGATGGTTACTGGAACTATGATAAGTCTGAGTTTGATCGTGTTGAACCACTTCTGGATGATGACGATGCATTAGAAGCAGTTTGGAAGAAGCAGTATTCCCTTGCTGCTGTTGTTGCACCTGACCAGTTCAAGTCCTATGAACAACTTGATACCCGCCTGAAGATGGTTCTGGGTCAGAAGACTTCATCCCGTCCTCGCTATGACGAAGAGACTAATGATGAAGATAATGATCGCGGTTCTTATTCACCCGACTTTTCTTCCCGTTCACAGAAGTCTGAACTTCCTGAAGACCTGAGTGCTCAACTGAACAACTTGAGTTCTTCTAAGTCTGATGAAGATGAAGACGATGCACTGAGTTACTTCCAGCGTCTTGCTGAAGAATGATTACTGAAACAATCTAATATTATCAGCACGTTTAAGGGTGGGACTTACATACTGAGTCCCACCTTTTTTGTATGGCATAATATCTTCAAGATCATTAAAGATAACATTGAGATATGTTGGTTTTAAAATAAAAATATTTCTTTTTGCATCTTGAATTCTATCTTCATATTCCTGATTAGTTACAGCAACAGTGATATTTGTATTCGTTACTTGAGTATCGGTTTCATAGTCAAAATAACTTACGCTGTAATCAGAAGAAACATGAAGACCAGCAGGAACAATCGTTGCACGTGCAGTATTCTTAACTTCAATCGTTTCATAATGATGAATGCTTGCTAATGATGCTTCATCGCCATACTTATCAATCAAGAAGTTATAGTATGATTGTTGAGATAGTGGCCATTCTGTTTGAATATTGATGATATTATTTGATAATAAAATTAACCAATCTAAAGTTGAATCATTGTAGATTTTATATGCAACATTATCAGGTCTTTCATCACCAATAATTTGATACTTGGTAAAGAAACTTAAATCAGAAAAAATATCTTCACGAAGTTTTGCTTTCTTAAAAAGATTTTTTACTTCTGTGTAGTTTGATATAGTTTGATCTCCTGGAGATCTATCAATATATTGGAAGTTGGGAACTTGTCTGAAATAAGGTTTTGCCATTTTTAGTAATCCATTGTTTCTGACTCAAGACTTTGAGAAATATCTTCAT